GGCGGGATGGTTTACATAAAAGACTTGTGTGCTGTCAGTGATCCTGACTTGTTACAGCAAGCTGGGCTGAAAGAACTGAAGATGCTTTGGAATTACGATAATTATACTACAAGTGAAATTACTTGGTTATGGGGTCAGGCGGGGATGCGCCGTGTGGGTGGTGATGATAATTTATGGAGGATTTCTGATTGTTCGGGGTTTGTTAATTTTATTAGTAGTAACAACAACTTGGGGAGAATGCATTTCCCAACGGTTGGACAGGTTCCGATTAAAGCGTCTGATTTTTTATTTGTGTGACGATAGAGAAAGCAGAACAGGAATGTGTGGATATTATTTTGGAGAACCATCCTGGTGATGCTTGGGTTTATACGAATGATAAGTATTCATTCCTCGATGGGATGTTTGTTCGGGGTGGAGTGATTAAAGCAGTGGCGGAGATTAAGAGTCGAGAATGTGCGTTTGGTACGCATAAGAAAGAGATGTTGAACTGGAACAAGTTGGAGGCGGGACAGTGGGCTAGTAGGAGTTTTAGATGTCCGTTTTATTTGTTTAGTTATCATGCGACGAGTGACCTAGTGGCGTGTTACCAGATAACGAATAATGTGGGTGAGTTTGTAAGAAAATTTGAAATAAGCGATTATGGGCAAAACAGAAGCAAAGAAGACCGAGAAAGCAAAACCGTCAGAAAAACAGTCTGGCTCGAAAGCAAAGACCCCAGTCTCCTCCAGAGATGCGGATTGCGATGTATTTACTGAGAAGTATCTCGGATTAAAGTTGTACGATTGGCAGAAGAAAGTTCTGTTCGATCTTAGCAAACCCGGTGCGCGAGTGGCGTTGAAGGCGGCTAATGGTAGTGGCAAGACTGCGATGATCGCTGCACCGGCAGCGTTGTGGTATGGGTTGATTTATCCGGGGAGCATTATCATCACAACGAGTGGCGTTTATCGCCAGGTGAAAGAACAGCTTTGGCCTCAGATTAGGAGTCTAGCCAGTAAAGTGTCTGGGCTAGGAATGCAGATTAACCAGACTGATTTAACGATGGACAATGGTTCGAGGATATTAGGTTTCGCCACTGATCAACCCGGTAGGTTTGAAGGATTTCATGGTAATGTTTTTATTATCCTTGATGAGTGTAAATCGATCCAAGAAGATTTATTTGAAGCGGTTGCCCGTATTCAGCCTAATAGGATTATGGCGATGAGTTCGCCGGGTGGTACTACGGGGAAGTTTTATAAGATATTCAGCAAAGAACAGAAGTGGTGGAAACTCCACACTGTCACCGCATTTGACTGTCCGCACATTAAGAAGAGTTGGATAGAAGAACAGATGGAGATGTGGGGGAAAGACCACCCGCTGATTCGTTCCATGATCTTTGGCGAGTTCCAAGAGACGAGTGGTGAAGGCTTGGTTATTCCGTGGGATTCATTGCAGAATTGCTTGGATAATCCTCCTACGAAAGACGGTCAGGAGATGGTTGCGGCGTGTGATTTTGCGGCGGCTGGAGACGAGAGTGTGTTCTGTCTGAGGATCGGCAATAAGATTGTAAAACTACTGGCATGGCGCGAAGCGAATACGATGGCGGGTTGCGCCCGGTTTGCGTTGGAGTTTGAGAAAGCTGGGTTGAAACCAGAACAGATATTCGGTGATGCAGGTGGGTTGGGTTTACCTATGTGCCATCAGCTAAGTGAGATGGGTTGGCCAATTCACCAGGTAAACTTGGGAGGTCGAGCGCAGGAACCGGATCGCTACCAGAACCGAGGAACTGAGATGTGGTTCCAGGCAGCCCGTCAGATAGACCGTATGGAGTGTATATTGCCCGATGACGAGATTTTACATAGCCAGTTGACTACTCGCCGCGTTGGAACCGGAAAGACCGGCAAACTCAACCTGGAGAGCAAGAAAGAGATGAAGGCTAGAGGATTTAGTTCGCCTGACCGGGGAGATGCTGTGGTGATGACGTTGGCTAGTAATAGCGATCAGTATATGTGGCAGAAGCGTTGGCAGCCTGACTTGAATGAAGTTCTGGAAGCGGGTATGAGTGAGTGGACTGGTGACAATAAACTGCGCGAATCGATGGGATTAAATACGGGATGAAAATTGTAGCAGCACTAAGATTAATTTTAGAAATTTTAAAAGAACTATTTTCGTATGGAAAAAAAGCTGAAAATGAAAAACTGGAAGCACTTGTTGATGATCGTCGCCGTGACAAGCTCGATTGGATTGATGACAGGATGTCGGACACTACCGAGGAAGCTGGACGCGACCAAAACGATAATCCTAAACAATGAACGAGGATTCGAGGATGCCTATACTGCATCTCCTGAGTCTAAGGCGTTTGTTCGATCTTTGATGGAGCAGATCATCGATTATGAGTATGAGCTAGAAAAAGCGAGTTTAAGACAATGACACTTGACCAGGAGAATCATCTCAACGAGATACTGAAAGAAGTCAGGTCGAAAATCGATACCAAGTACCGAGCCGGTCAAGCCGAGCATGGCGGCGATCTATGGGAACGAGTTCCGCTTATCGATGATATTATGGATGAAGCAGTTGACCAGACTACCTACGCTTTGACGTTAAAGTTTCAACTCGGAAGGATTAAAAAGTTAATCGATGAAGCTAGAAGCTCGGTTAACGATAACCCGGTAAAAGCTCAGAAACTTTTGACTAGAGCGATCAGTTACTTGTAGTTACCTCCTCAAACACTTGCCAAGTAGTTGGTTTTTCGCACCCAATTCGGGTGCGTTTTTTTTAACGCACAAACAAAACTCGAAATGGCAGCAAAAAAACAAGGCTACAAAAGCCGACAAGATGAGTCATTAGGCGCACGAAGAGGTGCAAGAAAAAGCCTAAAACGAAACGTATCAGCCGCCGGTAGGCGAGCAATGGCATCTGGACCTCGTAAAGCGGCAGGTGGCAAGAAATACGGTCTTTCGCCTAAAAAACGTCGATAAACATCTCCTCCGGGGAGAATACCCATGACCACCGAAAAACAACTAGATGCGTTTTACGGTGAGTTACAAAAGCTAATAGTTCGGTATCAACAAGAATTTGATTTAAGCGATGCTGAGTTAATTGGTGGTCTTCAGATGTTTTCAGCACTTTTTGCTATCCAGTCTTTAGGTTGGTGCGTGGAAGACGAGGAGGAAGATGATGAAGATTACGAGGAGGAAGAAGAAGATGAGGAACCAGAATTTTAATGCATAGGCAGAAATTAAACGCAAACGTACTTCAAGATTTAGCTGATCGTTCAGTGTGGGATGTTCGACAAAGAATGTTCTACGAGATGCGTCACCACGGATTAAGGAGAAAGAATAAACCGTGGCCCGGAGCGAGTGACGTACATTTTCCGTTAGTTGACACAACAATCAGCGAGCTTAAACCTGCATATTTTCAGCAATTATTCGCTACAGATTTAATTGCACAATTTGTTCCTACATCTCCCCAGGTAGCCGAATACACGACTGCCGCCGCTCAATGGTTCGATCATCGAGTTAAGCAAAAGACTAATCTTGAGACAGAAGTGCTGAGCGCGGTTGATGCGATGTTGATGTGTGGAACTGGGATTTTAAAAGTTCTTTGGGATTATCAATCAAAGCGGTTGAAATATTACACTGTAAATCCCCAGCATTTTGTCGTCCCAGCGTGGACGAGAGATATTGCTGATGCGGACCGCATTTGTCATATCAGCGTTTACTCGGTTGAAGCGTATAAACGTCAAAAACATTTAAAACAGGACAAAGCCATACTCGACCAAATCATTGGAAGTTATTCCGATGACGCTGGTGATATGAACACCGAATCGGTGAAGTATGAGCGTGAAGGATTAACATTCCCAGAACAGGATAAAATCATTGTTTGGGAGGTTTACCATCGATGCCCGGACACTGGTGAGTGGTTAATTTGCACATATTCACCTAGTTCACCTGACATCGATCTACGTCCGACAATGAAATTACCGTATAATCACGGTAAACCACCATTTATTGCGTTTAATTATGAGATCAAAGACCCCGGTTTTTACTCATCGCGAGGCGTAGTTGAGCTACAAGCGATCTTTGAAGCGGAGTTAACGAAGCTGATGAACGAGAAAAATGACGCAATGACGTTATTTAATCGCCCATTATACCGTGCAGAGCGTGATATGCCTAATTCTGGTAACCTAAGAATGACTCCTGGGAGCATTTTGCCGTATGGAATCCAGCCGGTAGCCCATCAAGCACCCCCAATTTCATTCGATCAACAGATGAATATCATGCGCGAGATAGCGCAGAACCGGGTAAGTACACCGGATTTCGGTCTAACTCAGACATTACAGAACACCGAGAGACGTACTGCTACTGAAATTCAAGCAATTGGAGGTTTATACCAGCAATCCAGCGATTTACGGATGCGAATATTCCGAATTGCATTGGGTAATCTGTACCGAATGAGTTGGTCGATACTGCTTCAGTACGACAAAACAAGTTTGGATTACTGGTATTTAGACACTGCACAACAAGTTCCGCAGGAAGCGTTGCATGAGCAGTATGGTATTCAACCAACCGGATCGGCGGATGGAGTGAACAAGCAATTGTTGATGCAAAAAGCGATTACTCGATTCCAGATGTTTGCTAACGATCCATATATCGACCAAGGACAATTGCGGAAAACTATTCTAGAATCTGACGATGCAACACTCGTAAAACGTTTATATGTCGATCCGCAACTAGCTCAAGCGAATCAAGCCGAAGATCAGGCGAATGAAATAACATTCCTAAGACTAGGATTCCCAGCGGTAGTTAAAGATTCGGATGACCATTTGATCCACATTCAAACGGTCATGGCATACATCACCAACCGAGCCG